CCCCCGCTTATAATTTGCAAGGTTTTCAAAACAGGGTGTACCTAAAAACAAACAAAAATGTCAGCAAAGAAGAAAAAAAAGGTTGGTTCGGTTGCGGTTGCGTTAGCTGTTGAGGGGAGTAGTTACCCGTTGCCTCCCGAAGATTTGCCGGAGACTGCGCACGACATGTGGCACCGTGTTTGCGGATACTTGCACGGCGAAGGCTTTGATATGGAGGTGGCCTACCCTCAGATTTTCAACTATTGTTTTCAAAACTTCGTGTACCACAAAAATGCAGCAGAGGTAAAAGATTCTGATACCCCAGGAGTGGAGATATTCAGCAACGGCAACCGTGGCGTTTGCAAGAACTACGCAGCGATGAACGACGCACGTAAACAGTTAGATGTATTTGAAAAGAATTGGGGCTTTACCCCCCTTGCGGTTGCTAAGATTTCAAAGCCAGCAAAGAACGAGGAACCCGAAGACGAATTTGATTTATGATTTGTAGCGTTGCCACCATAGATAAGGACAAATACTACTTCGACAAGGAAGCGGCTGAGAAGCCTATACGCTTTTTTGAAAAGAAGCTGGCTCACGTTCAGGGGGAGAAAGCGGGCCAGCCTTTCGTTTTGGAGGAATGGCAGAAGTTCCATATCCGGCAGGTGTTCGGATGGCTGAACAAAGAGACGGGCGACCGCAAGCACAGGTACTTTTATTTGGAGATACCCAAAGGCAACGGCAAGTCTGCTTTTGTTTCCGGTCTGGCAATCTATATGAACGGCGTGGACGGTCCAAAAGGCGCTGAAACATATTGCGTGGCCGGAGACACGAACCAAGCCCGTATCGTCTTCGATGCTTGCGCCAATATGATAAACGAAAATGTCAAAATAAAAGACAAGTTCGATGTTTTAAAGTACAGCATCACCCACAAGAAAAGCGGTGGAATAATCAAGGTGCTGAGTTCTGACACGGCGGGTAAGCACGGCTTCCGGCCCTACTTTATTGCCTTCGACGAAATGCACGTACAGCCCAACCGGGAACTATACGACGTGCTGACTAAAGGCATGATGAAAAGCCGAAATTCAATGTGTGGCATGATTACGACGGCGGGGGAGATCGGGACGTTTGCCGAAGAAATGCACGACACGGCGGTTAGCATTGCTAAAGGGCTTATTCACAATGAGTATTGGTACGTTGGTATTTACTCCGCTTACGACGAAGATGGCAACCCACCGGACGACAAAGAACTGTTTGACGAAAAGATAATATCGAAGGCTAACCCCGGCTACGGTACGATCATTCGCCCCGCTGACTTTGACATTATCGTTCAGGATTCTAAAGCCCAAAAGACGGGCATTGCTTCCTACAAGCAACTACACCTAAACGTGTGGGTTGGCTCCCTCCTGGCATATATCAACGTAATTGACTACCGCAAATGCAACCTTGGCAAAGTTGACCTTCAGTATCACATAGACAACAATACCCCCTGCTACGGTGGCCTTGACTTAGCCAGTACGGAAGACCTTTCTTCGTTCTCCCTAACCTTCGTGCCTGAAGACGGAATGATTGAGTTTTACGAATGGTCATGGTGTCCAGAAGATACGATACCAAAACGCTCAAAGAATCAAAACGTAAACTACCGCTATTGGGTAGACGAAGGCCATATTTTTGCAACCCCCGGCCCGGTTCAGGACAAGGACGCAATTCAGAAGTTTGTGCTTGAGGCTTGCGAAAAATACAACGTTCAAAAAATCAACGTTGACCCCTCTTTCCACCGGGCGGTTTTGGGTAGTTGGATTGCAGCCAATGACCTACCAATTCAAGCCTTTTCGCAAACAACGTCCTACTTTTCAGAGCCAACAAAGCAGCTTAAAGTATGGATCATGCAAAAGTCTGTGAACGTAGGAGACAACCCTATGATGGAATGGCAAATAGATAATACAATGGTGTACCGTGACAGTAACGACGCTATACGACCAATGAAAAGCGTATCGAGGGGTAAGGGCCGGGGAACTGGTAGAGACTCCCGCAAGGTTGACGGGGTAGTAGCCCGTATCATGGGAATAGCTGGTTACTTACACGCATTGGCAGAAGAACCGGAGATCACCGGGGAAATAATGGTTTGGTAAAAAATAGCATATGACTTGCATAGTAGGCTTAGTACATGGAGACAAAGTAATAATTGGTGGCGATTCAGCCGGGGTCAGCGGGTGGGACATCACCATACGTGAAGATGCGAAGGTGTTTAAAAACGGCCCGTTTCTAATTGGCTGTACATCATCTTTTCGCATGATTCAGATTTTACGATTTGGGTTTAAGCCGCCAAAGATAAAAGGCGACCTGTACAAATATATGTGTACATCGTTTATTGATGAGGTACGAAAGACATTTGAGGAAAAGGGCTTTTTGCAAAAGGCAAGTGAGGGCGATGAAAGAGGCGGTTGTTTTTTAGTCGGGATTCGAGGGCGGCTTTTCAGTATTGACAGCGATTTTCAAGTAGGGGAAAGCCATATAGGTTTTAACGTGCTTGGTTGCGGCCATGCTTACGCCGCTGGTTCGCTTTTCTTTTCCAGGGGGCAACGGGCGAAGAAACGGGTAAGGAACGCTTTGCGGGCCGCTGAACACTTTAGCGCGGGCGTGGTGGGTCCGTTCATCATTAAAACAACATAGTATGAAAAGCAAATTTCCGGGCAACGCCTTAGGCATGACAATAAGTGCCTCCCTTGTGCTTAGTGGTGTTTACGCCCTTCATTGGTCGCCGCTTTCTTTTATTGGGCTTTTTGCTGCGATGTACACATTCTTTCTATCTATTGAAATGACGATTAACAACGAACAAAAACCCTAATTTGAACCCAGCCCCGCCCGAAGGCTACCACGTTACCGACAAAGACGAAATGTTGGTCATCCCGCAAAAGGTCGTTGCCATGCTTTCAACGGCTGGTTACTTCGCTATGTTCTGGACGTTCATACAGGAGCGGGGGTACACGCACACGCAATCGTGGGAGGCTTGCGAAAGGACGTTGGCGCATTTTAAGTTGCCAGCCAAGTACAGTAGCTACGAGAGTTTTAAAACTAACAAAAGCAAAAGCGAAAACAAGCCGGATAGTCTGGTTAGTTTTTGGTAATGATTACGTTGTCTTTGGAAAGTGGTTTCGGCTCCGTCGCTTATGTGGCGGGGCTTTTTATTGCAACTTGTCCTCTATTGCCTTTAGACGGTTCATTGTTTCTTCGTCTAACACCTTGGCGTACTTTTTCATCGCTTCTATTAGCTTGTCTCCGAACTGGTCAGGAACGACGTACCCACGAGGCGTAAACTCCCGAAAGAAAGCAAGATAGGCGAGTTCAGCCCACCTGCTAATGCCTCCTTTGGTTACGTGCCTGCTTATTTCCGATGAGTTAACGATAACGCCCTTCGATAAAGACCACGCCACAAAATCAGCTTGTTTTGCGCCCTTTTCTTCAAAAAGAGCCTTTAGTTTTTCTTTTTTCATGACGTAAAGATACATTTAATATGACAATTAGTTCTTTTTTATTATCTTTGGGGCATGGATGCAGCAAAACAGTGCAATATATGCAAGGGGGTTATGCGTATGTCGTTATTCGTCAAGGATGCAAGAAGTAAAGACGGGAGGGGTGGCCGTTGCAAACGGTGTCACGCAGATAAGTCTAAGGAGTATAGGCAGGAAAATAAGGACAAAATAGCCGCCTACTTGAAAAAAAACCGAGCAAGGTTTGCCGTCAGACTTAGGTTATCATCGAAGAGGCATTACCATAAGCATGGTAATGGGGAAACAGCAAGGGCGAGATCAAGGGCTTATAGCAAAAAAATTGTTGAAACATTAAGCGATGCCTACGTAAGCAGGCTTGTTTCCGAAGGAAGGCACATAAATCCTCAAGATGTTCCCCAATGGATGATAGACCTAAAACGACAAGAAATTTTATTAACCCGTCAAATTAAAGACAATGAGAAATGAATCAGAATTAAAGGCCAACTCTAAATCCCTGTTGGCTCATCTTGCGGAAACTAGCAGGATGTTGGCGGCAAACGAAATAGGCGTAGACAAAGCGAAGGCACAAGCCACCCTTGTCAAGCAAGCAAACAACTTGCTCCGCTACGAATTAGACCGTGCGAAAGCTATTGCGTCTACCGATGACCTTGCCATTCGAGACATAGAAGAGTACTAAGATTTACGCAAAACGTCTGGCAATTAGCCCCGCATCATTCACTTGGTGCGGGGCTTTTTTACGTCCACGAATACAGGTTACCCAAGGTTACCAAATCAGGCCGCTTTCGGTCGGAACTTGCGGATATGTTGGCAGAAGCCCGTACCGCAATTAGTGGGTATTTACGTGAAAACTCCGTTTTGGCACTGTCCAAATCCGGCGGTAAACTAGCGCAAACTAAGCAAGAACCGACCGAAACCCGCGCAACGCTTGCAGAAGCTATTTGGGGGCCGCTTTTTGGTGGTCCTGTTGCGGCTTCTGGCGTTTCCGTCAACCATGAAACGGCACAACGCCACTCGGCGGTGTGGGCTTGCGTCAAAATCATGTCTGAGGCTATTTCTAGTCTTTCATGGGACGTTATTCAGGAGTTGCCCAATGGCGACCGCCAAAAACTGCCTAGTCACCCTGTTGCGAAGGCGCTGCGATCCCCTATGCCGGGGATGTACAACGGCAACACATGGTTTGAGACGATGCAAGCGTGGAAGACCTTACGAGGCAACGCTATTTCTTTAATTGTCCGCAATGGAGCGGGAACACCTAAAGCCCTAAGACATTTTCCTTTAGAACAGGTTACTATTGACTTTGACGCGGTTCACCAGATGACGTACTACACGTTCTGGGACCGTCACACCAATAGTAACATCGTAGCGGAAGCCGCTGACGTGATTCACATCCGTTCGATGGTGTGGGACACTGAAAAAGGCTGGGGGAAGTCACCTATTGAGGTTCACCGTAATTCTATCGGTCTGCATTTGGCGGGTCAGGACTACATGGGTGGCATCATGAAGAACGGGGCGCACATCCCAGGTGTGCTAATGACTGACAACAAGCTAACCGCCGAAGGCGCTCAACGCATGTCCCAAAGTTGGTCCGCAAAGTTTGGCGGCTCTGGCAATTCAGGCTCAACACCAGTTTTAGAACAAGGCGTAAAGTACCAAGCCCTAAACCTCACCCCTGCCGACGCGCAATGGTTGGAGGTTAACAACGCGACCATTCAGGACGTGGCTAGAATCTTCGGGGTGCCTCTGCATATGCTGGGGAGCCTTGAGCGGTCAACGAATAACAACATAGAGCAACAGGCACTAGAGTTTGTCACACAGACTTTGCGCCCCTTAGCTAAGATTTGGGAAGCAGAATTTAACAAGCTGTTCAGCCCCCGCGATCAGGGCAAAATATACTTTAAGTTCGACCTAAACAGCCTACTACGTGGTGATGTGAAGTCACGCGCTACGCTATACGATACGCTCCTAAAGTGGGGCGCTGTCAACGTAGACGAAGTACGTAGGCTGGAAGGCTGGAACGCAATACTTACGGGCGAAGGCAAGACGCACCTATACCCCGTCAATATGGCCCCTTTCGATAAGCTAGGCCAGCAAGAACAAGGCGCGATAAACGCCACAAATCAAACTACTGATGGAGAGGAAGAATAAGCCAGCCTTTGTCGAGCATACTATGTCCCGCCGTTCGGCAGACTTTGATTTTCGCATGAGCGAAAGCGATACTGGTGTGCGAACCATTACCGGCCACGGTTCTGTATTTGATAGCCCATCGGAAGACCTTGGCGGTTTTCGGGAGATCATACACAAGGGGGCTTTCGATGACGCAATTGCCAACTCTGACGTTCGGTGCCTTATCAATCATGAAGCAAACCTAATCCTTGGCCGCAACACGTCGGGAACGCTTCGTTTGTCCATCACCGACACCGGACTTGGTTACGAATGTGACCTACCAGATACCACCTATGCCCGCGACCTAACCGTTAGCCTTGATCGTGGGGACATCTCTCAAAGTTCCTTCGCTTTCACGATGGATTGGGAGAAAGAAGGCACCCGGGAGGACGGCGGCAACTACGAATACCGCTACAACAAGGCAGAGGACAGTTGGACGCTCCACATCTACAAGGTGCGGGAACTTTTTGACGTGTCTCCGGTCACGTACCCGGCCTATAAAGCCGCCGACGTACGTAGCGCCGTAAACGGCCTAGAAGCCGCTAAGGAGCGCCGTGACGCAGCCGCACAAGCAGCAGAACAGGCCGCGCTTGACGCAGCTAAGGCAGACATCGAAGCGGAAAATGAAATTTTCGTCATCGAAGCAGCCGAACGCCAACGCCAAATCCAAATTAACAAGAACAAATTTTAATCTAAAACCTGCCGGCTCCCGGTAGACAAACAAGTGCATTATGAAACCAGAAATGGAACTCTTAGATGAGCGCAACCGACTGGTTGCATTGCAGGAAGACCTTGCAAACCGTACCAAAGGCAAAGCCCTTGCCATC